GGGCCTCCGCTGATGTCCAGCGGAATGTCAAACGGTATATCAAAACCGCCATCGACGGTTTTACGAATAATCGCGGCAATGTCGCCGTCAGTATTGTCATACAGTATCGGGTCGTCTGCTCTCAGGTTAATTTTATAGTCGATTCGGTTCATGATACGCGTTATCGGCGCGGGAGCGTCTAGTACTACTACGTTTGTCACGTATTCATGACCCCCTAGCGTCACGATACGCAGCGTTAGACGGCGTTTGTGCAGTACACTGGCAAATTCCCTGCGTTTCGCCTCTACGTCGGCTATAGAACGCCCATAAATCCACACAGGGAACGATATAAAGCGCGCGTCATAGCATTGTTTGCTCGTCCAGCCGCCATCGCGGCCGATATTTGAGCCGCTCGAAGTACGTATGCCAGGTAAGCCTGCCAACCCCTCCACCGGATCACCCAAATACACGCCGTTTGCTGGGTCGTTTACCTTGAATTCGTCCAAATATAGCTCCATACGTTATTCCTCCTACAGCTGGCTTGCTAGATATCCCATGTCGCTAGCGATTCGTTGCGCATCTACCTGCGTCTTCACGTTGTATTCGTTGTTTATGGTGACGCTCTTCGATGGCGCGCCGTTACGGCCGTCAGTCCGCGCTATCACCTGCGCTATGAGGCTTGCCATCTTACTCTCTGGCACAACCCACTCTGCTTGCCCGCCCTCTGCTACGACAACATGTTGTCCGCCTGGCGTCGGCGGGATGATACCGCCGGTGGCAAGTTGAGGAATTGTTGGAATATTAGGGGTCTTACCTCCTAATCCTGGCACCCAATCAGGTACTTTTAGCCGGTTAATGCCCCCGATTACAGCATTTATGCCGCTAATGATAGCATTTATCGGTCCTTTGATGATTCCGCCAATCGTGCCCATTGCGTTGCCAATGCCTCTAACCAAGCCGAACAATCCATTGAGCACGCCGTTCCACAGTCCGCCAAAGAATCGCGCTACTGGCTGGATGACGTTATTATTGATCCAGTTAGCAATAGGACTTAGCACACCTGAAACTGAGTTAAAGAAACTTTGCGCGCCGCTAACAATACCGTTCCATAAACCTGAAAAGAAGTTACCGATAGGCGTTGTGACATTCGCTGAAAACCAGTCGGCGATAGGCGATACCACGCCCATAACAGAGGCTACAAAATTCGTCACACCCTGAACGATGCCGTTCCACAGGTCGACGAAGAACTGTGCCACCGGTTGAATAACGTTATCGTAAATCCATCCGTCTATTATGCCAATTAAAGCAAAGTAAGCCTGTACAGCTCCCGCCACGACAGAAACTATAGTCGACACAATACCCACAACGGCCGAAACAATACCGCTTACTACTCCAATGATGAAATTAACAATATCGCCAATATGCTTCGCTATTTCAGTAACAACACCGACGATTATAGCAACAAGCCCCATAACACCTTTAGCAATGAATTCTACGACTGTCGCGACAATAGCGACCACTGCAATGAATAGTCCAGAAATCACACGCCAGATAGTATCAAATATCGGCGTAAGGAAGTTGATTACAGGCTTCAGCGCGGCAGAAATACCATCAGCGACTTGTTTGAAAAACCCGACTATCTTGCCGACGATACTGCTAACCGTGTTTATGATGGAACCGATTACGGTAGCTATTGTCTGTACAACCGGCTTCAATGCCTCGCTCGCTTTCCCTGCGAAGTCCGCGATAGCGCCAGCGACTGCACCGGCTACTTCAGATATTTTGTTGAATGCCGGTTCAAGCTTTTTCAGCACATCGCCAATAAATTTACCGACTACTTCGGCTGCTCCTTTGATTTTATTCCACGCACCAATGAAGAAGTTGCGAAATCCCTCTACATTGTTCCAAAGATATATAAACGCCCCGACAAGCAGTGCGATCACACCGATAATGATAGTGACGATTCTGACGATAGGATTGTTACCTATAACCTTGTTAAAAACTTCCATCGCAACTGAGGCGACTGTAGTGACGACTTCCAGTATTGTCGTAACAGTCGTCCACGCTTTCGTTGATGCTATAGACAACTTGACTGCGGCGTCGTGAGCTAATACTGCCGCCGTGAATGCACCAATCGCGACAGCAACGACCGCAAACACTTCCTTATTCTGTTTGACGAATTTAATGAAATCAGCTACTTTGTTTAGCATTTTTTCCATTTGCACGCCAAACCCGCCTGCGGCACTGTTCATGTCGCCCGAGCCGAGCGCCTCAATAATATTCGCAACACCGCGCGTCACCGCCGTCTTTGCATTTTCCATGCCAGTGGCGATACCGCCCGTTGCGTTCTTCGCCTGCTGGGCAAATGTCGGCAATCCTCCCGTACCCTCAGTATTCAGCCTGATAAGCGCATCGCTTAGCTGATCCATCGTAATATTGCCGTTCTTGATTTCCTCATACAGCGCGTTTGCGTCGACTTGTCCCATCGACTTTGCGAGCTGATCCATCTGCGCAGGCATAGCGGTCATGGCAGTACGCCATTCCATAAGATCTGGCTTGCCGCGTGCGAATGCTTGGCTCAACTGCTCCATTGCAGCCGATTGAATTGTTGATGACGCGCCACCGGCGATAATGGCATTATTAAGCGCTAGGAATATATCAGTCGCCCTACCGACGTCCTTTGTTTTCATTGTCAGACGCTGAATCGACATAGCAGCGTCGTCCAGGCTCGTCGGCAATCCTTTTAGCCCGTCAGAGGCGCGTTTAATAGCAGCTTGTGCTTTATCAGTGGAAATACCAACGTTACTCATGACACGCGGGAAGTTCTTTAGTGTATCGACACGCTTAATAGCACCATCAACAGAATTGCTGATCATGTCGATACCCTTATGAATTCCTGCTGATATCAGATTACCGGCGGCAACCGACACTGCACCGCTAAATTTGCTAAAGCCTCTTGCACTCTTATCGCCAGTCTTTTCGGCTTTACCAGTAAATTTATCAACAGCCGAGCTCGCCTGGCTGAGCGCTTGAACAAGCTGGCTGCTATTGCCTCTAATTGTCAGTGTTATTTCGTTGCTGGCCATGTTAGTATTTCTTTTTTACCGCTTCATCATAAGCTTCTTTTTCTAGTTTGTTTTCTACCATCCGCTTTGCCATGATGGCCTCTATCAACCATTCCGGCGAGTCTAGGTAATCATCGTATGTCCATCCGTAGTCTTTCAATATGCTGGCAATAATGATTTCCTGAGACACCGGCGACTGCGTTCGGTATGCTCGCTCATAATCCTGAGCGAGCTCTGTTATTCTTTTGGGCCTTTCGGTGCCAGAGTCTTTTGAATCGCTTCAGAAATAACCATGAAATCGTCGCCATCCGTTGAGTTCATCAACGCCTCAAACGCGGCTTCAGTGCCGTCAGCGTCCTTGTATCGAACGAGGAGCGACTTAATGCCGAACTCTATCGCCTTATCAACATCATCACGCACTTTTGCGAATTGCACGCGCGTACGGTTGGTGATTCCTGTCTTAAGTGCCGCATCTCCACCGCTTGGTAGTTTGATTATTTGGATTTCGTCCACTGAAGTGCTCCTTTTCATATTAAAAAGGTCGAGCAACGACCAGCGAATCTAAACCAAAAGAAAAACGTGGACGTTTTTCGACCACGTTTGTTATCTATGATTATAGCACAGTTCTAATACACGCCGCTGTTAAATCTCTATCTTCTCCGGCTTTTCATTCGTATGGGCAATGACAGATATTCTGAACTTCTTGTTCGCTTTGATGAGCAAGTTATTACCGGTATTGATGATTGAGCCGGACGTTGACTTTGTATTGTCGATGTGCGATTTATATTCAAGTACTATATCGCCGCTCTTTGTTTTGAGGGTTGATATTAGCTCAAGCTTACTGTCGACTTTCTTTTTCTTCATACCGAGCGCGAATATACCAAACGCTGCTGCGCGCGTTAGTGTGACGCGCCCCGATTCGTTAGACTGCTGGTTTTCTGTATATGAGAAATCCTTAACAGACGTCCACGGAACGGTGGTTAGCAATTCTTTTCTCTTGTTGAACGGTCCTCCCCTGAAGAGGTCGATACCATCAGCATGGGCGAGCATTGTGAAGTACTTGATGTGTTCTGGAATTGCTTTGTGGCTACCAAAGTACTCGCCGTCAATCTGGACAGGATTGTCCCGCTTATATATTTCTTTTGCCGCCTTGATTGCCGCTTTTCTCTCGGCTTTATCTTTTATTTGGCGGGCTTGTTTGATGGCATCGCTATAGCGACTGCCTAATTCTTTCTCTCGCTGCATATTCATGACAGCCATTATATCATTTTATACGCCATAACCAGCCCTAGTTTTTCATCCATACGTAAATAGAGCCACCTCAGCAGCTCTATATTACCGCATTTTCAGTAGCGAACTAGTATGTGTACTTGTTCACCAACGTTGCCGTCACGCTCTTAGAGAAATCCTCTACGTCCAGCAACATAGCGAAGTTTATCGTCTCAGTAGAGATATCGCTCAAGCCGTAGCTTGGTTCACGACTACCGAATGCCGCACGAGATATATCAATCGTCAAGCTTGTCGGCGTCGTGTTGCCTGCCATGTTCTGCGGGTCAGAAAGAGTGAACCGCATTGCTTTCACGGCGTCGTTTAGCACGTAACCGCGATACGTCGTGTCGTTGTATAGCTTCTCAAAGCTACCGCTTACTTCGAAGTCCGTATTCAGGATTTCGCTATACGTCACCTCGTTCGCCGTACCAGTCGGCATAGTCTGCTGCGTCGATAGCGTCTTAGTGAATGTAAGCGTAAAGCTTTTAATGTCCGTTAGCGCAGGAGCAGCTGTTAATCCTGCCAAATTGTCAGCAATGCGTAACTGTGCGTGTTTTGGCAAGAACTCTTTGTCTACCACATATGCGACAGTGTTCGTCGCCGTTACTGAGCGCCTAGATTTAATCGGAAACTCAATTTTCGGGTAGCTTTCAGGGCTCCAAGTGATTGTGAACGACTCTGGCAATGCGTATGGAAATCGCACGTCCAGATTCGGCTCTTTGATGGCCAACGTTGCCGATAGGTGTTGGTTGTCGTCCTGGAGCGTAAATTTATGGTTCTTAGCGTTCGTATCGCCTGTCACCGGCGTTGTTGCCGGTTTCTTGCCGAATACAAGCGACAGGAAGTAGTAGATACCTTTAATGAACATCTTACCGCTTACGCTACCATCGCCAGCTACAAGCGTAGTAACCTTATCGTTGTTCTTGATGATAGTACCAAGCGCAGATTCGTTGTAAAGCGCTGTATCAGCGTCCTTAATACTCAAATCCAAATGCGGATACCAGTATTCCGGTGCGACTGGCGTACCTTTGGTTGCTTCAAGCCCGATACCGACGGCGACCTTTCGCCCACTAAACTTTGCCATGTTAGTTTTTCTCCTTATTGTTACGGTTTGCTATCGCGATCGCCTCTTCAAGCGACTCAGCGTCAACTGGTGTTCCCAATTCGGGAAAATAGAAATGCTGCAGGTCTTTACTCTTCTCTTCCTGCTTCTCAATTGATTCCTCTGGTTGTTCCTCTGTTTGTTTTGTAGCCATATACTCTTTCCTTTTTGACAAAATATGGCTGATAAGTTTAAGCCAAAGAAAAACGTGGCTGTCCTTGTCAACCACGTTTGTTACCTCTGATTATAGCATAGCCTTTGTCATGGCTACAAATTGATGAGCTGGTTCGTCTTCAATGTCAGGTGCACGATTGCTTCGGCCGTTACTAAGCCTTTGTCTCGCGTTTGATAGTCAAGCTCGACCTGGATCGGTGTTGCAGGGTCGACAAATAGCTGCATCGGGTCGCCATTCTTCGTCAAATCCTGATGATGCATAAATACGCCGGAAACAGAGTCTTCTCGTATACTGAAATCATCATTCCTGCCGCATGCTAGGCTAATGACACGCTGGTGGCTCTTAGCGTCTAATCCTTGCCCAAAGTCGCGCGTCATATCGCATACGATATCAATTACTACCGGTAGAGTTGATTCCATTTCATGCGAGGCGTCCATGTCTAGACTCTGCTCTTCATACGAGATAAATGCCATCGGCTTTGATAGCTGCGATTTATTCACAACGCCAGGGTCGCCAATGCCATAGCGTCCTTTTAATTCGGTCGAACCATGCGTATTTAGCACTTCTTTTACTCGTTCAAGTATCGCGTCTTTATAGTTATTCATCACATCCCCTCCATAATGTATGCTTGGATTATCTTTGTCACTTTTCTACGCTGCGGTTCCTGGAAATCCATCATGATACGTCGCGGTAAGCGTTTGCGCGGCGCTTTACTCTGGTGATACTTTAAATAGTGCATTTTGTTGCTAATCGTCACAGAATTGTCTCTGACACGAGCCTGAAAGCTATTGCGCATTCGTCCGGTGGCCTCAAGCAATGGGTGTCCGTAGTTATGCGCCGTTCTCTTCCAGCGCTCCCAAACCTTGCCTTTCACGTCAAAGTTGTCGTCGATTATATCCAACATGTATTTACCAATTTCTGTCATCGGCGTTCGTAAATTGCGTGCACGCTTTCCTCTTGTGTCGAGCATCGCCACAACCTGCTTACTACCCTCAACCTTTACGCTAATGCGTAGTACGCCCATCAGAAACACCTATCATCATTATGGCGGCGATGTTCGCGTAGTATTTCGCGCTCTGTGTCGGTAAATAGATCGCCTTTCGACGCTGAGCCGAGGCTTCTTAGCGTCGTGTTGATTTGCCCGTCGCTATCAATGCCGCATTCACCGCCGGACTTCGCATAGTCCTCAAGCGCTTCCTTGACAGTTTTCAGCCGTTCGTAACCATCCTTGCTCGTGCCCTCAATATCCTGGTTATAGCCATAGTCGCGTATCAACAGCCACGCTGCAGCTAGTTGCCGTGTGATATTTCGCACTATTTTTGGCACTGATCTACCCTCACGACCGTACGGCGCGCAGTTATCGATGGACTTCATTCGGTTATTGATTGTTGCCTGCGCCTCTTCTCGCCGGCGTGCGGCAGACTCTAAGCTTACGGGGCTATAACGGTAGTCTACTGTCACCGTCACGCTCTCTTTGGGTGCTTCAGCTGTAATAATCGTACCGAATACTTCATCAACATCGACAACAGTCACTGGTACACCATCAAAATAGACACGTAGGTCTTCCTCTGTGACCATATCATCGTAATCTAAGTCGCTCAGAGGCTTATTGTTGACGGTAAATGTCTTATTCTGGCCGTCTACTATGCCATTCGGAACTTCAGCCAGGACTGCGTGAGACAATCCGGCCTCTTCGATGATTTCCTGCAATGCACAGTAAACAGCCATACAAACACATCTACTTTCGGCGTTGAGCGATGATTTTCTTAGCCCTCTTCTCAGCGTCAGCTTGCGATTTTGCGCTCACAACACCGAAACCGTCTACCCAGAATGGCTTTAGTTTACTGTCGACAGCAGGTTCTTCTGCCGGCTCCTCAGCCTGATTGTCCTGCGTATCGACTTCTGGTTGCTCGTCGTTTTCTAGCTGCTCTACTTCGTCGGGCTGCACCGTCGGTTGCAATGCTTCTGCCGGCTCCTCAGCCTGATTGTCCTGCGTATCGACTTCTGGTTGCTCGTCGTTTTCTAGCTGCTCTACTTCG